TTCTACTGTTTGTTTTAAGATTTGGATAGACAGTTTGTTACCTGCAACACCTTCCATAGTAGATGTTCCAGCCGCTGTATTATCATCTGATGATGCCGCTGTGCTACTAGAATAACCTCTTGCGATTTGGAATGGTGAAAGTGCTTCAGAACCTGCTGTTACACCTTGATCTGACTCTGCATATCTTACTCTTAATGTGTGGATTTGACCTACTGGACCAGTCATTGGTTGTACACCGATGATCTCGTTCGCTATTACTGTAGGCATAACCCGTCTAATTACTGGTAATACCACTTTGTTAAGTGCGGCAACGTTGCCGGCACCTGTTGCACCTGCTGAAGCGGCCTCTGCCAAATATTTCTGTGTGTTTTCTAACACAGCTGACATAGTGTCTTTCTTTTGGCCTTCAAGACCTTCCATCAGAGCTTTTTTAGTGTTATCCCAATTTTCAGTTATCATTTTATCTGACATAGTTTTAACTCCTTAACCCTGCTAGTCGTTTAATATTAACGATATCGTTGTTTGTATTGTCTGAGCTCTGCTCAGTTTCTCTATCACCTGTGTGCTCAGTGATGATAACCTTATCATCATCAGCTTTAGGCGCCGCTGTTTCGTTTAATACAGCCGGTAGATACTTTTCAAATTGCTTTTTTAAATTAGCAGTTTGAACTGATTCTAATAGCTCAGTCATTACTTGACGCTTGTCTTTAGCTAATGGACCTACTAATTCGTTCAAAGTTTTTTCTCTAGCAACTTTATCTTCTGCTATTCTAACTTTTGTTTCCATAGCTTTAACTTCGTCATTTTTAGTTGAAAGTGCCGCTTCTGCTTTCGCAGTTGCTTCTTTCTCATTTGTAAGTTGTGACTGCAACTTACTAATTTCACCACCTTCTGAAAGGTATGAACTCATATATTCACCGGCAAATGCTTCAAACACTTTTCTTCCAAAGTCGTTTTCTTTAGCAACTTTGATATCGTCTTTAAGTGTTTTCATTTCATTTTTCAGTGTAGAACTAACTGTTTTTTCAACAATGTCTGATGCTCTTTTAACGAAAGCCGCTTTAGTATCTTCGATAATTTTCTTACCTTCAGCTACTAATTTAACTTTTGTTTCAACAACATCTTTTTTGTCTTCGCTAAATTCAGTTAACTCTTTGGAGAGTTGTCTGACTACGAACTCTTCCAAGTTCGCAAATTGACCTTTAAGTGCATCTCTATCGCCTTGTAACTCTTTTACTTCTTTTACAAGAACGTCTGATACGAATTTTTCCAACATTTTTGAATGTTCAGCCAAGCTGTTTTTCACTGCTACTCTTTCAGCAACTACTTTAGCTTTGTCTTCAGCAAATTCTGAAACTTCTTTCTTCATAACATCTGAAATCATTTTATCCATTGCTTCTACAATATTAGCTTTATCATTTGAATAACGTTGAGCAAACTCTTCTCTTAATTCTGCTGAGATGTCCTCACGAGCCTCAGACAGCTTTTTCTCCCAAGCTTCTTGTACTTTCGATTTAACGTCTTCACTTAAACCATCTGTACCAAAGATTTCTGTAATATCTGCCATCTGAATCTCCTTATTTCTTGTTTAGCTCTTCAATTAATTTAGTTATAGAATCCGCCAAATGCTTCTGTGCTCTAGGATCAAACATTGCCGCTTGTCCTAAACCATATAACTTTTGACCACCACGCATATTCCATAAGCCTTCGTATATTGCTTTTGGATATGCATCCGGAGCCGATGGTTGAGCAACGATATCTACTGTAATGATTTCAAAACCTTGAACTTCACCACTTTCGTTAACGTTACCAGATCCTCTTGAACTTACTCCTAATTTAACACCACTTTCAGATAATGTAGTTACTATCTTACCCATTGGTGTTGGCATTATTTTAAGTTTACCAAGGCCATTTGGACCATCCATCCACATGTTTTCAATCATGTGTGACACACGGTCAAGGTTGATCTTTAAATCGTCTGGGTGATCAACTTCACCAAGCACGGAATATCCACCTGAAATTTGTTCATTCAGTGTCTTCACTGCATTTTCAATTTCATTTACTGGATATACACGTTCATTGGCATTCTTCACACCACCTTGGATGCAGATACCTTTCATATATAGGTCTTTGCCACCTTCTGCTTTTTCCACCACCATGCCGGCTGTGTTAAAGTTTAGATGCTCTTTTAAATATGTTCCTGCCATAATCAGGTATCCTTGTTATTAAAGTTAAATTAAACTTTCTTCATGTCTGGCGCAGTTGTGCCGCCCATGTCACCAGCCTTTGGTGCAGGTCTGCCTTTTTCTTCGCCGCCACTAATTCCAGGTTTTGCT